GGAGACGTTTCCGGAGGGGGAGAGGTGCCTACTAGGAGGTGTGATACGGCATGGCAAAGAGAAAGAAAAGGAACCGGGGTGGAGGGACACCCTTCAATCCAGATATAGACACAGGGACAAGAAGACCCGTGACCGCAAGAGTGGCGGTAGGAGATATCAATGACAAGTTCTCTGACTATCCATCCAACGGGCTGACACCACGGAGGCTTGCCCGCATCTTCCGGGAAGCAGATGAAGGCAATGTCAGGGCACAGATGGAACTCTTTGAGGAGATGGAGGAGAAGGATACCCACCTTTTCTCACAGATGCAGACAAGGAAGCTTGCCGTGACGGGTCTTGATTGGGAAGTGCAGCCGTTTTCTGAAGATGAGATTAACAAGGAGATAGCTGACTTTGTGGATGAGCAGCTCAAGGGCATTGAGAATTTTGATGAGGTGCTGATTGATATGTTGGATGCCATAGGAAAAGGCATCAGCATCATGGAGCTTGCTTGGACAGTGGAGGACGGAAGGAACGTCATAGAGGACATTGAGTATGTGCATCCTAAGAAGCTTGTATGGGACAGCACCACGGATGAGCTGAAGATATGCACGAAAGAATACCCGTCAGGCGTGGAGCTTCCCGAAAACAAGTTCGTAGTCCACAAGTATAAGGCAAAGTCAGGACATGCAAGCAGGGCAGGCATCATGAGAGTGGTCTCTTGGATGTACCTTTTCAAGAACTATGACATCAAGGATTGGGTGAGCTTCTGTGAAGTGTTCGGGATGCCTCTCCGACTTGGAAAGTATGATGCCTCTGCTTCCGAGGATGATAAGAAGCAGCTCATGGAAGCCATCATCAGCCTTGGGACGGATGCAGCCGGGATTGTGCCGAGCTCCACCATGATAGAGTTCATTGAGTCACAGAAGACCACAAGCGTAGAGATTTATGAGAAGCTTGCCCGGTACTGTGATGAACAGATAAGCAAGGCAATCCTTGGACAGACCCTCACATCCGACAGTGGAGGAGGTTCCTATGCACAGTCAAAGACCCATGATGAGGTCAGGCATGACCTGACGGTAGCGGATGCAAAGGCTTTGGCGGTCACTATCCGCCGGGACATCATCAGACCGCTTGTGGAGTTCAACTATGGCACGGATGCGGACATCCCCTTCTTTGGCTTTGACTGCCATGAGGTAGAAGACCAGAAGGAAGTAGTTGAGATATACAAGACCCTTGCCTGTGACATGGGGCTTGAGATACCAAAGAGCCATATCTACAAGAAATTTAACATACCAAAGCCGGAAGATGGGGAGGAAGTCCTGAAGCCGCCGCAGAACGGCGTGGCAATGGGGCAGCCGTCACCAATGGAAACGGCGGAGGAGCTGAAGCTGAAGCAGGTGGAAGGGCAGACAGAACAGGTACAGGTGGACACAATCGTGTCTGTGGCGAATAAGCAGGCGGAAGGCATCTTCCGGGAGATGGTGAAGCCCATTTTCAAAATGATTGACAAAGCGGAGGACATGGAAGAGCTGCAAAAGGTTCTGAAGGATGAGAAAAAGCTCCGGGAACTGTATCAGGAAATGGAAAGCCCGGAACTGGAAGACCTGATACAGCAGGGCATCTACCTGTCCCACCTGATAGGGAGGTCAATGGACTAATGGATGTATTGTATGGACTGGCAAAGGATTTTGTCTTCAAGGATGCGGTGGCGTTCCTGAAGGGAAAGAAAGCCCTGACAAGTGAGGAATACAGGCTGCTTGATGATGAGAGCCGTGCGAAGGCTTTCACTGTGTCAGGTTATACAAGCCTTGAAGTTCTTCAGGAGTTCCTTGACTGTCTGACAAAAGCTGCCGAGGAAGGAACCACCAAGGAGCAGTTCCAAAAGGACATGAGCAGCTTCCTTGAGGAACATGGATATGAGGGCATCAACCCTTGGAAGAGTGACAACATCTTCCGGACGAACATGCAGACCGCCCTCAATGCCGGACATTATAAAAGCATGACAGATGAGACCACAATGAAGATGAGACCATATTGGAGATACCGGACAGCCGGGGACGGGCATGTGCGAGAGTCACATGCGGTCATGGAAGGCAGGGTATACCGGGCGGATGACCCTATATGGGATGTGTGGTACCCACCCAATGGGTTCCGGTGCCGCTGCATGGTGGTCAGCTTGTCAAAAAAACAGGTTGAAAGGATGGGATTGCATGTTGAGACAGAGGCACCGTTTGACGTGGACTACTCCACGGGGGAGCTGCTCCCGAAATTTCCGGACAAGGGCTTCTCCAATAACCCGGCTAAGACGGTATGGAAGCCGGACATGACGAACATATCACCGGAACTCAGGGAACTGTACAGGGAGAGAAAACAGCCTGATGGTGGTCAAACAAACGGATAGCCCTTTAGAGGGGCTTATGGGTTGGTATGGTAGGAATTTCCACCCACAAACAGAAATAGGCGTTATAACGCGACATAACGCTATTAAAAGGCAAGAAAAAAGAGGTGAAGGGACATGGCAAAGCTGATTGCATGTGCCGGAGAGGGCATAGAGCTCTCCGGTGTGCCTACAGAAATCAAAATTCTTCCCCTTGGAAGGGTTCATTCACAGAAAGGTGACTTCAATGTGGATGAAGAGAGCTTTGAGCTCATCCGGAAACAGTTCAAGGACAGGAAGCTTGACCTTGTGATTGATTATGAGCACCAAACGCTGTCAGATGTACAGGCTCCGGCAGGCGGATGGATAAAGGAACTGTACAAAGGCGAGGATGCCATCATTGCAAAAGTGGAATGGACAGCTAAAGCCGCCGAGTACCTGAAGAATAAAGAGTACAGGTACCTCTCCCCGGTAGTATTGGTGAGGAAAAGAGACCAAAAGGCAACGGCAATACATTCAGTTGCACTCACAAACACGCCTGCTATAGATGGGATGTTTGCATTGGTGAACTCCCTTGATATAGAGGACATTTCAGAAGGAGGAAATATCATGGACTTAAAAGAACTTGCAAAAGCATTAGGGCTTCCGGAGACCGCAACGGAAGAGGAGATCAAGAAGGCTGTGGAGGATGCAGCCAAAGCAGCGGAGAGACTCAAGGAAATGGAGGAAAAGAAGCCGGAGGATAAACCGGGAGAGGGCGGCAAGCCGCAGGAAGTAGCGGAAGTGGTTGCCAACAGCACCATCCTTTCCATGCTTGGTCTGAAGGAAGGTGCAAAGACTGAAGATGTGGCAGCTTCCATCATGGCGTTAAAGACAGGAACCCCGGATACACAGGCGGAGCTCCTTGCACTCAAACAGCGTATGCAGGAGAGAGATGCGGATGAGGAGGTTCAGAAAGCTCTGAAAGCGGGAAAAATCACCGCAGCACAGAGCGGATGGGCGAAGTCATACGCCTTGAAGGATATGGATGGCTTCAAGGGCTTTGTGGAGAAGGCTCCCGTAGTAGTTCCACCGGGCAAGCTTGAGCTGAAAGATGCCCCTGCAGCTCCGGGTTCTGATGAGGTGGACGTAGCCATTCTGAAGAATATGGGAGTTTCTATGGAAGATGTGAAGAAGTACGGTGGAAAGGAGGACTAACAGATGATTAGAACAGGTAACGAGAGAACAGGGAACCGCCTGCTTGATATTCCGGTCAAAGGCGGAGAGGAACTGACAGAGGCAACAATGGCGGTCATCAATGCGGAGGGATATGCAGAGACGGCAACA